AGCATCTACTATCACTATCGACTTCTTTAATGATGAGGCATCATCTAAGACCCTACAGACACTTCAGGCTGTATGGGGAACAAGCACAACCGTAACCGTGAAGCAGACTTCAGCGACAGTATCAGCGACTAACCCGCTATACACAATGTCTTGCTTGGTCAATAACACAACACCTATCAACGGTGCAGTTGGAGATATCTCTACTCAGTCAGTAACCTGGACTGTTAACGGAACTATCGCTGTAACAACAGCGCCATAATTAACTAACTAAGGGGCACAGCATGGCAAAACTAAAGGTAACTAGGGCAGACGGAAGCGTTAACGAGTACCAGATCACACCAGCGATCGAGTACGCCTTCGAGCAATATGCAAAGAAGGGCTTTCATAAAGCCTTTAGAGATGATGAAAAGCAGAGCGATGTTTATTGGCTTTGCTGGGAGTCTATTCGTCGGTCGGGTGAAACCGTTAAACCCTTCGGAGAGTCATTCCTCGAAACATTGGCGCGAGTCGAGGTTCTCGATGATGACCCTTTGGAGTAACGCGGGAGTCCTTCACCTATCTCGTTGCTCGCTTGAGCATTGAGACAGGACTCTCGCCCCAAACTTTAATAGCACTAGATCACACTATGTTTAAGACTTTATTACAAGCCTTAAACGACAGAGCAAAGGAGCAAGCGGATGCCAACAGAAGTAAAAGGCGCAGATAAACTCCGCAAAGCCCTAAAACAATATGAGCCTGATCTAGCAAAATCTACAACTAAAGAACTGGGCAACTTGCTAAAGCCGATCGCGGCTAAGGCTCGCGGCTACATGCCATCCGAGTCTCCACTTAGCGGATGGGCAGCTCGATCTTTTAACGAAGGTCGCTTTCCAACCTATAACCCAACTATTGCCAAGCGCGGTATTGCATACAAGACTTCACCGAGCCGACCTAATAGTCGTGGATGGCGTTCCCTTGTATCTATTCTCAACAAGTCTGCTGCTGGTGCTATCTATGAAACCGCAGGGCGCAAGAACCCTGGCGGTAACTTTTCACCTCGATTAGGTGGCGATCTTAAAGGTACGGGCAAGATGGAAGGTCGCGGTATCTTTCGCGCTTGGAATGAGGATCAGGGTAAAACCCAGGGCGCTGTCATTAAAGCCCTAGAAGGCGCTGCCGCTAAGTTTAATGCTAAGACAGGTAAATATAACTAATGGCTACTAATGTAAAAGTAGATATTGCGGCAGAGTTCGTAGGCAAGAAAGCCTTTAACGATGCCGTCAAATCAACTATCGGACTTAACTCCCAGGTTAAGACACTTGCTAAATCCTATGTAGGTTTATTTACCGTTCAGCGTTTAGGTCGCGCTGGCTTCAACGCAGCTAAAGCCTTTGCTCAAGACGATAAGGCTGCCAGAGTATTAACTCAGTCATTAGATAACTTAGGTTTAGCCTTTGCCGATCCATCGGTTAAGAACTTTATCGCGGATCTAGAAAAGCAATTTGGTGTTCTCGATGACCAGTTGAGACCCGCTTACCAGAGACTGCTGACTACGACGGGATCAGTTAGCGAAGCCCAGTCATTACTTAAAACCGCGTTAGACCTTTCTGCGGCAAGTGGTCAAGATGTCGTTTCAGTTGCTGGAGATTTGAGCAAGGGTTATGTGGGTCAAACTCGCGCCCTTGCTAAATACGGTATCGGATTAACCCAGGCTGAATTAAAGGCTATGTCCTTTGAAGAAGTTCAAACAAGAATTAACGATCTATTTGGTGGACAGGCTGAGGTGGCGGTAGATACCTACGCTGGTTCACTTGCTCGCCTATCAGTAGCTGCAAATAACGCCAAAGAGATCATCGGCGGTGGATTACTAGATGCGCTCGCAGCCCTTGGTGGTGGTGGAGAAGGTGGACTACAAAATACTTTAACACTTATAGAAAAGACTTCAACGGCACTAGCGACTTTCGTGCGCAAGTTTGGAGTTGGTTTAGGCGTAACTGGCAAAATCCTTACAGGTGATTTTAGTGGCGCTCAAGCATTAGCAACGGCAGAAAAAAACCGAGGCAAAGATATGTCTGGGTTAACTCCTACGATCAAGGCTGAACTAGCCAAGGCTGCGGCTGAGCAAGCATCAGCTAAGAACCGCGCTATTTTAGTTAAGACAACCAAGGAACAAACCAAGGCAATTAAAGAACAAACAGCCCTAACCAAGGCTGGAACCCTATTCGACATTCAGCAGACTCAAATTATCGCAGCCCTAAAGGGTGAGGTATCGGCTGAGGAACGCAAGCGCCTAGAACTGCAACTAGCGATCCTCAATTCCGTTTAGGTTGCCCTCATTGTCGAGCAAGGGCACAAAGATATGAATAAGAAAGTTAGCAAGTGGCGCGACTGTATTGCGACCATTGTTGGTAGGGGTTACATAGGGATCTGCTGGACTTACCACTACGCTGTTAGCGATAGGGGTAGCGGGCGGGAATGAGAAAACTGACCAGAGTGAATTATCTACAAGTGCCGTGGCAATAGTGCCGCGAAGGGTTGATATCGCTGCGGTCATGATTATCCAACCATGCTGCGCGGATCGAGGTAAGGTGCGAGCAGTCCACGAACTCTGCCAATGAGCTGATTAGACATGGCGTACATTTGAGTCATAGTTCCATCTGGAGCCATTGCTGAGCCAGAGTTTGACTGACGGCTGCCCCAGATCGAGATAGCGATCATTAGGCTGGCTTCCTGGACGGCAGGAATAGTTGAGTAGTCAACATAGGTATCAGCCGCTGCTGTTCCGAAAGGATTAACTGGGTGGAAAGGTGTAACCGCGTTATTGTTGCCAGTTATCGCGTATGTAACTTCTTTACCGCTAACCGATGTTAATGTCTTGTTGCCGTTATGTTTAGCACCGCATCCAGTTATGTTTAATGTCTGACCCACATAAAAGACATCATCAACTACCATGTCGAAATAAGAGGTTCCAGTACTAGCTGTATTGCTGTGCCCGATAATCGGAGTCGTGTTAGACCATAGAAAAGGGATCAACGCATTGTCAGCGGCATCACATACGGACTGAAGCGTGGCATCTGGATACAGGGTACCCACTCCAAGCGCTGAGCGTAATTCTGCTACGGTCGTGTACGACATTTGATCTCCTTTCTAAAGACTGGTGGGGTAGAAGGGCACTACCCCACCAGCGACTTAGTTTGTTACTTTATTAGGCTGCGTTGTTGAACTTGAACGCGCCGCCTGCTGAAGGAACCTTAGTAGCGATAGCGCCGTATCCGTAGTATCCAACCTCAACCTGACCTGTGCCGACCTTGTCTGCACGAAGTTGTAGGCGTGGAGATTCGTACCATGTGAATGATTCACGGTTAACAACTACGATAGATCCATCTGCTACGCCAGTTAGTGAGTAATCGACATAGAGATCGAGTCCTAGCAACGATCCGCGAAGGCTCTGTGAAACATTGCCCGCTGCGTTTTGTGGCTGTGATGCGATAAATAGAGGACGGTTTGAAGAATCGACCATTCCCATGATGTTTGACCATTGTGTAGGTGAAACAATTACGCCTGTTGCAAAGCGAAGTGTGTTTGTGTAGATAGAGTCTGATGCGCGAGCGATGAAGCCAGCCATTTCAGCACCATCCCAAGGAAGTGTAATTGTTGTTCCGTCTGCTGTTGCGCCAGCCTGGATCGCAGTGCGAACCGCGACATTTGTTGCCTTTGCGTAAGCATCAGCCATGAGGCTTTGCAGTTCTGCAAAGAACGCAGGAGAAGTTCTGTCAAGAACCTCAACATCGAATAATTGCATCCCCGCATACTTGGCGACAGTAACATCTAGGTACTCGATCTCAACCTGAGTATCTGAGAACGCGCCTTTTTCTGCCGCTGCTGCAACAGTAGGAACCGCTTTTACACGCGGGATTTGGAACTTGAAGCCAGCGTCTGGAAGGGTTCCTGTCGAAATCGCATCAATGCTCGGACGACCCGCTGTTGACTTGTTGTTGATGATTTCTGTCAACTGGCGTGTTGGTACAAGACCCGCTACTTCAGTTGTTGTTGTATCTGATGCTGCTGCGAGGTATTGACGAGCTGATTCGTCACCTAGCTGCGCGCGAATTGAGTTTTCTAGGAAAACTGCTGGGTTTGTATCGATGCGTGGCGCTGTGTATGCCATCGCCTTAATTGTAGGTGCAGCGGCTTCTACAGCCGCAGCCTCTACTGGTGTTGCTTCAACTGTAGGTGTGTTTTCCACTTCAGTCTCGCTTTCTGTAGGTAGGGTTGGTTCTACGGCTTCGGCTGGTGCCGCTTCCGCTGCGATCTCTAGAACTTCAGCAGACTTGAAGGCTGGTTCAGTAACTAGGGAAACTTCTTTTAACTTTGCAGCCGTAACGACTGTGTGACCATTTCGTGATGGCTTTGATGAGATGATCTCTGCACCAATGCTCAAGCCTGAAACCAAGTTTTCGCTTGCCATGATTAGGGCATCTGTTCCAGCCTGGCTGCGTGAAAGTTTAAAGGTAGCGTAGATGCCATCCTCGCGTACCTCTGATGCAACCATGCGACCAACAGGCTTCTTCATATCATGCTGAGATAACAATTTAGTCTGGCTTGCTTCCAAGCAGCTAGTAATCCCTGGACTTCTTGAGGTGGGAGATCCGCGCCTGAGTTGCGAATATATCCTGTAGGCATCGGAGAAGCGGCTGCAATAGCGGCAGCGCGTTCCACATCGATCGCGGCTTGAATAGTACGAGCGCCCGTGGTCAGGATGCCTTCGTTAAAACTTTGGATAGTGATAAGTGAACCAAGACCCGACATAGGGCGTGGTTTTCCATCAACTAGGTACTGAGTTACAAATTGACCGTATGGATCAACTTCTGTAGTTACGCGAGTGTTGGCTACCCACTCCATAACGGCAGGGCGGTTATCTTCCTGATAAGTCTCGGTAATTTCGAGAAAGCATTGCCCAAAAAAGAGAAGGCTGTCCACGCAATAGCTGAGAGTTACAAATTGTGGCTGATGCTTTGAGAGTTGTTTAACCCATCGAGGCGCTGGGATTTCCTCTCCAGTTGATGCCTTCTTGTACTCAAGCGGGATAGTTCCCACTGTACATAATAGATCGCGGCAGCGTTTGACCGTTGGAACGCTCATTGCGGCTTGGCGGGTAACTGACGGGCTGTAATAGTAATTTGATGCGTAGAACGCATCGCCCATTATTTGAGGATTTGCTTGCGCTTCAAGAACGCGTGGCTTACGATCGAATAGACCCATAGCCCGCAATTATACACTAGATGTAGGTCATTCTGCGTAGATAGCCGCTACCTGTTGTGGTTTGTTTAATTTACTAACTATCATGGCAATAGATATCGGTGCGCTAATATCGCCAGCGGATTTACGCTTGATGATACGCCAGGCTGAGTCGTTAACCTTTGCAGCTACATTCTCAAACTGCTCAATGATGGCGCGTTGTCCATTGTGAACCATTCGCTGGTTAACTACGGCATCTAATAGATCGCCACACGCCTGGTAGAACTGCTGACCTGAGCAGTCCTCCACAATACAGCCTGCTTGGGTTAGTCGATCCGCAATAGTTTGGGTTGCGTAGCGATCGAACATAATCTGCTTCGGTCTGTAGAGATCAACCCAGCCCTTTATGGTTGCGGCAATTTCGAGATCGTTCACAGCTACTTGAGACTCCCATGTTTGGATGATTCCGACACCGATCCGACCGTCAGGGAGTATTTGACCTGCGCAAAGGCTCGCGTTCCGCTTGCTAGGGCTAACATCGAATCCAAAGACCGTGTAAGCGCCAGGACTCATCTCTAATGTGCTATCTGAGCAGTCCTCGATGCTACCTGGTGGGAAAGGTGACTGTAATGAGGAAACCCACAAGCAGAGAAGTTCCGTCATGATGCTTTCATGGCTAGATGTTGAGATGCTTTCAGCGATCGCCTCTTTGCTAACGGTTATTCCAAGGGCTGGGTTGGCATGTGCTACACCTTCCCAGAAGGCTAACGATTTTAGATCGATC